GTGTATACTTTGAATTTTTTTGAGGAACAATATATTGTAATGTTTCTGTTTCATATCTTACTGGATATTTTGATTCTTTAATTTGATCTGCTACTTTTAATTCTAAACCAGATCTATATCCATATTTGTACGCTGCTTGGCGTTGTTTATTATTTGAATGCCAATGATTTTTCATAACTATTTCCTTTTACCAATCAACCATTACCAAACTACCATTCCATTTCATGATATTATCTGGTTTAAAATCAATTGATTCAGCTAAATCGCCGATATTTGTTTTTCTTACTTGTTCTTCTAATGCTCGTAAAAAATTAATTAATATTGTTGAGTAATTTCTTGTTTCTTCTGTATTTAAATAATCAAATATTGTAACATTAGGTCCATTTTGTCTTGCAAAATTTTTAAATCCTTCATAAAATTTATTAATTTCAGTAACTTCTGATTCGGATAATGGATTAGCTTTGTTCATTATATACATACTAGTATTTGGATCAGAATAATGAATTGGAATAAATGCGTTAAATTGTTCAGATCTTCCTACTATAACATCTGCAACAGCTTTTTCTTCTGGTTCAGTTGTAATTTTAAATAATAAATCTTCATTATTTATTGAATATACTTTACCATTATCTCCTTTAGCTAAAAATGTATATTCTTTATTTCTAATTTTACTTAGTAATCTGCTAGATTCTTCTTCTGATATTTCCAATAATATATTACGTAAACGTATCATTAATATCCTCCTCCTCCACCGCCAGCCGAAGTTGAAGTTCTAGAAACTATTGTTGGACTAGATTGTCCTGTTGCAATATCTTTAAAATTAGATTGATCTACAACAGTTGTTGCTACAGAACTAGTTAAAAATTTACCTGGTTTTGTATCTAAGTCTAATCGAACTAAAAAATTCATATCAACATCATTACGTTTTTTAATTGGTTGTCCTAATTTTGCTATAGCTAATAATTCACCGGTACTATTATATAAACCTATATTTGTAATATACGGAGAAAAATTACTACCAGTTAAATAATTTAAATATTTAGTATTGTCTTCTGTTAATGCTGAATAATTACTAGTAACATTAAAATCTCCTGCATCTATTCTACATAATGATGACATCTCATATAATGTTACTGTACTTTTATAACTAGCAGTATATAATGATGTAATTAAATTATTAAAACGATAATCTGGAGTAGATATTACAGCAAATCCTTTTTCTGCGAAGATATTACCTACTATATTTGTTTGTAGCATTCCGCCACCCTCGTTTCGATCTGCTAATGTACTAATTTCTGATGTAGTTAACCCTTTATTGTAAATTCTAATTTCATCTAAATATCCTTCTAAATGATTAGATCCGGTATATCCGCCAATTTTTAAAGATGATGTATTTGATATATTTACTGGTGAATTTCTATACTGATTAAAATTACTTTGTAAAAAATTAAAACTGCCGGTAGAATGTCTTGTTCCATTTACATATAATTCTAATTTACTTCCAGTTTTTTGACAAACAACATGAGTCCAAGACGATGATACATCTGTTGAAGAAGTAATTTGTCCTTGTAACAATCCGGTTGCTCCTACATTAAATATAACTTGATTACTTCCACTTAATTCAATATTAAATGGATATTGAGATGTAGTATTATCAAATTTTTTGCTAATTATTAATTCATTTGAATTTGTACTATTTGTTCCAGAAATAAAAAATGAAATTGCATATTCATAATCACGATTAAATGCTCCTTCTGCATATGTTTCGATGTATCCATTTCCGCTAAATAATGAAGCTAATCCAACTGATTGTTGAGACCCGTTATCTGTAGGTACTCCTGGTACATATGTAACATTTGCTTGAGAATATTTAATTTTATCAATATTAAAATATTCATTGAAGCCTTCATAAAATGATAATCCGTCTGGAAATGAAGACGTAATCATATTGCTATCATAAATTTTTCCGTCACGATATGAAGCTAAATTTAATGATGCACTAGAATATATAAATGAATCTTTTTTTATTTTTTGTCCCATTTTCTTTTGTGGAATACTAAAAATAGAAGAAGTTTCATATAATTTTAATTCAGTGTCATTAGTGTATTTATAAAATAATTGATCAATTGATTTATATATCAATGTTTTATAACTACCATTTGCATTTTGTTCGCCTAATGTATAATTTTGTGGTAATTTGCTAACATAAAATGCTTGTAACGGAGTGTGATAGTCAGTGCTTCCGGAATACATATTAAATGTTTTATTTAATTGCATTGGATTGAATTTTAGATCAGACGGATCGATCTTTTTCAATGCCTTTACTGTTTCTCCGGGATAGTTTGAAATGTCCGACATAATAGTTTAAACCCTGTTACTTTATAATAAATATAACAGGGCCAAAATCAATGAAATTAATAATCTAGTTTAACTCTAATATTTAATTCTGATTTTTTATCTTTCTTAACTGGTTGACTTAATTTTGCAACTGCTAATAATTCTTGATTATCATTGTATAATCCAACTGTAGTTATATATGAAACTGGATCGGTCCAATATCCTGAATTAGTAATTTGATAATCAGATCCTGTTACATAAGATGGATTATTTGAATAATTGAAATCTGCATTGTTTAATCTAATAAAATACAATGTACTACTTACAGTTTCTTTATTTCTAGCAGTAAATGAACCAGAACCAGCTGCTACAGATCCTGATACAGAATGAAATAATGCATAATGATTATGCCCGGCTGAATTAGATCCTGTATTAGTTGTAAATCCTAAGTTATGATCTAATTTACGCCCATCTAAAACAATAACGCTATGCTGTGGATATACTTTACCATAATATTCTGGACTAGTAGAATTAAACACTCCATTTGTTATACTTCCTGATACCACGTCATATGAATCTGCAATTTCTGTAGTAGCAACATTTTCTTCAAGTGACGAATTATCAATTAATAAAACATCTCCTGCACTAGCTGCTAAAACAACACTACCAGTACCATTTGTATTTCTAGAACTAATACCAGTCAATGGCAATTCCCAATTTCCTGGATCTAATCTTTCTTTTGTTCTAGCTCGTTGTATATTTAAAACATAAATTGAATCAGTAGTATATGTTCCAGATCCTGTTTTAAATGTAAATGCATTAACTGTATCATCTAATAACAACTGTTTATATTGTGAATATATTGCCTTACTCGGAGCATCTCCCAATGTACCTCCGCCATTATTTAAAGATCCACTTCCTAATTGATTACCATATGCTACAGCAAATTGTACAGCTGAACCTGTTGCTGTTGGAGTTTTTTGATGTACATTAACATAATATTCCTTTTGTGCATCAGTTAAATTAGATGCAGTAAAATATCCAGTAAGTGATGTTTGATTGTCACTCCATAATGCAGCAGTTATTGTTTCTTTTGATGCGTCAATAATATCATTTGTTGGATTCAATTGTTGAAATGATAATGATTGCCCTTGCCTTGGTAATGTTTTTAATTTATGTATCATGATTCTATTCTTATTTTATTTCTATCAAGATGCCGTACTTGCTAATGTAGCAACAGCTGTATTTCTATTTAATTGTGTAATCGATACAGACGTCTCTCCTCCAGTATCATTTCCAAAAAATGTTACTGTTACAGTTCTGCTATTAGTAGTTGATGGATTTGCACTAAATGTAATTACAAATTTTTCATTGCTAGTTAATGATGTAGTCCCTGGATCAGAAGCTCTAAGACTACTACCTCCGCCAATTGCTCCAGCTGGTACAGATAATGATGCAATCGAATCATCTGATAAAATTGCAGTATATGATGAATTAGCATTTGGAAAATTCAATGTTGCTAACGTTACTGTAATTGATCCACCTTGACCACTAATATTTGAAGGAACTGTTGGATTAGCAACTAATTTTGGTAAATATTGTGCATTGTTTCCTGGTAATGTTAATAATCTAAATTTTAATGCTTTAGTTTGATCAGGTATAGCTTCTGTAACAGGCATATTTTCTATAACAGCTCCGTAAAATGCAGTACCTCTTGTGTCTTGTGGATTCCATAACGTGTAATCAACTTCATCATCTCCTAATGCAAATTGTGTAATATTAAATGCATTACTTCCTTGTGCTAATAATTCACGTCCTTTATTTGTAAGTATTGCATCTACAGTTATTGATGTATTATCTAAATATCCCATGTTTATATCCTTTATTTTTTATAAATATCATAATATAAAATTTTTAATAATTTCTATTGTTCCTATTGTTCCTATTGTTTCTATTATTTCTAGTATTATTAGATGATTCATTGTTTCTATTATTTCTAGTATTATTAGATGATTCATTGTTTCTATTATTTGATCTAGAAGGTCTTGTAGGTTCAGGATTTCTATTTGTTGTTCTTGTACCTGATCTTGTAGGTTCATTAGTTCTAGTAGTACCAGATGATCTCGTTGGTCCTGGATTTCGAGTTTGTGTAGATCTAGTAGGCTCTTTACTTGGTTTTGTAACTGGTATAACTGGTTTCTTTGTATTTTCTTTTCCTTTATTTAAAATACTTCCTTTAACTGGATTATTTTTAACAGTTTCAACTGTCGGATCATTTTCTGAAATTATTATTTCATCATCATCTTTTATAGGAATTTTTTCATCTTCTGGTGTAGAGAATACTCCTTTTGAAGTATTTCCTGATGTAGTTGTTACAATACTAGGATTAACAGTTGTTCTAGTAATAACAGGAGCACCATCTGGAAAATTAGTAGTTGGTATATTAATTCCAGGACCTGTTATTTTAGATCCATTATAACGATGATTTTCAGCACCTAATGATACATATGAAGTAACCGAAGCTTCTATAGTTGCAACAAATGCAGTAGAGTCTGCTTCATACATATCACGTACACGATGTTCTCCTGACAATTTGCTAGTAGTTCCTGACAATTCTTCTGATTTATCTATTATACCTGAATATGAATTATACTCAGATATAACTACTGGATCTGCAGCTTCTATTAAAGTTTTAAAACTATTATTTTTTATTTCTAAATCATTAGGTAATACAACATCTTTACTTCTTTCTAATAAATTTGGTTGTACTAATAATCCTTTTATTTTATCAACTCTTGCTGGAATTAATTGATCCAATTGTTTAAAAAATGATAAATCAAACAATGAAAACATTTGTATATATGCGTTTATATCATTTGCACTACTATATTTTTTCCAATAACTTCTAGCAAATTTAATTAATTCAGGATATGATCTTTTTTGAACATCTTCAGGATCTCCTATATATTCATCTAATACGGTATAGCCTAATTGAGCAATAATATCTTCATTAATCATTGTTTGTGGAGAATAATATACTCCCAATTTATTTAAATCCAAAGGTGCAGTATCATATTTTGCTAATGAAGCTCTACTAGTAACACTTAAATTTTTTGTCAATTCATATGATTCAATACGAACTTTATTATCATCAAAAGTACCGGCTCCAATTGATATTCCATCATAATAATAAGTTTCTTCAATAGCATCATATGGAGTTGCACTAGTCCAACTAGCAAAAGAAGCAGATATACTTGAAGAAACTGGTTCTACGCCTCCTAAACTTGAAGTTATTGTATGATTAATTTTTTCTGTTAATGGTAATCTATATATTAATTCTGTATATGCACTATTATTTCCATCGTATGCACTAGGAGCTTTTGTGTGATTTTCAAATGGATCATCTTGTAAACTTGATGTCCATAATCTTAATTCTTGTAAATGTCCTTGTAATCTTGAAGCAGATGTTGTTCCACCCAATGTTAATGTACCAGAATTAGCAAAACTAGCAGTAGCAGAAGCTGAAACTGTTGTTATAATTTTACCATATTTTGATTTTTGAGCTAAAACTTCTAATGTCCCACTTGAACCAGTACGTAATAAAGTATTAATATAATCACCATTGAAACATTCGAATTCAGCTGATGCTGTATTATTAATACTAATTGTTCCTAATGTTCCTCGCACAAAATCTAATGTAACATTATTTGATCCAATTGAATATAAATTCATTGAAGTAGACATACTAGGATTTGTTATAACATTATCAGTTCTAAATCGTAGTTCTACTGATTTAATAGGTTGACTATAATCAACTTGTACTGTTCCTGCAGGATTTTTTATTAAATCTAACGCAAAATCAAAATTTAATTTTTCATATACTGGTTTTCTAGCTATTCTAGGTCCACCATATTCTTTAATTGTTATTAATGATTGTGGAACACCATAACATGCTAGCAACGCTTGTATACTTCTTTTTGTTCCTTTTGTTTTTAATAAGCCTGGTATGTTATTAACAATTCTTCTCCATACTGTGTAAGTCATTTCACGTCCTGGAACTGAAGGATCTCCTACAGTATTTGATCCAGTTAACGGAATACCTGATTCATTAGTTCCTAAAATATATTCCCATAAATTTTGATATTGATGACCATTTGTTAAAGTCCATCCAAATTGTTTAGCAACAGAATATAATAATTCATTTGGCATTCCTATACTAGGATGTTCATCACGGTTATGAATTTTCATCATTTCTTTTGCATATGAATGCAATATATCATAATGATGTCCTAACATATTAACAAATGTTTCCAATTGTCCATTTTGTTCATCTAACAAAATAAATTCTGGTACTGTTCTTGTTAATCGATTGTCATTTCTTATATCATATAATGATGCTGAAGAATATGTTCCAGAATACCATGTTTCAAATAAACTACTTGTTACAGAAAAAATATTATAAGGAACTGTAGAATTAGATTTAGGAACTGGTGTTATATAACTTCCTGTAACAAATTCTACATTTGCATTTATTAATGGAATATTATTTGTGAATAATCCAGATGACGATTTATAATATAAAAAATCTTCAAACTCATCAAATGTTCCAATTAAATTATCAGATAATGTTTTATAATCTAATGCATTAGTTGTAGCAGTGCCACCTGATAATAATGCACTTGAAGCTGATTGTGCTGTGTAATATTCTAATAATTCTAATTTATATTTAAAATTAGCTAATCGTTCTGTTGCCGAACTATAAAAAACAAAATTATTAAAATCTGTATAATCAATATTTAATTTAACTCCAGATAATGAACCTGAAAAATATGAATTAATTATTTGTTGTGATGTTTGTAAAGATGATCCTAATAAATCATTCCAATTTTTTAATGTAGTTTCTGATGATATAAAAGACTCATCATATGCATCCCAATTGATATTTTGTAATACATTGTATTCTATTGTTTCAACAGCAGGAGAAATTGCTACAGAATCAACATATGGTAATTTATGTTCTTTTGATACCCAACATAATAGATTCTTTTTAAACATTGAGGTATCAATAGGTTCATAAGTTTTAATAAACAGATATTTACCTATTACTACACTATTAACAAAATGTATTGTTTGATTTTTTCCAAAATTCAATAAATATGTTTCATTTTGTTGTGTATTAAACGCTGTTTGATTAACAGTTGATATCCAATCTGTTATTTGTTGTAAATGAGTTGAATTTGTTTCATCTATTAATCTTAATCTAATTTCTTGACGATTTGGAGCAATTTTATCAATAGCAAAAGCTGGAGAATCATAAGTTCCAATTTTATTTTCAAAAAAGTTGAGTATAAATCTATAATTTCCAAATGTTAATCCTAAATCAGAAAATTGTTGATATATATCTAAACTAAAAGGATTATTTAATTGTAATGCTGTATTATTTTCATCATTAATTACATCTAAAAAGTCTACTGTATTAACATTGTTATATTTTGCGGTTATCCAATCTTCACCAGCATAAACATGAAACTCAGTATTGTATAGAGTAGTATTTACTGTAAACTGATCAAGATTTCGTTGAAATGTGTTACGATCTTGCGGCTCAAATCGTTGTGCAGTAATAGAGTTAGGAGCATCTAAAATTTGGTCGATATTTGAATATTGTTTTATCATTTCATTAATAATGTATTATTGTTGAATCATTCCAATTTCTTTCAACTTCTCTTTGGTTAGCGGTTAAATAATATCCCCATTCCACATTTCGAAGATTATTTGCATTATCATAATTCCAAGAACCATTGTTATCTTTAACTCCTGCCCATCTAGGATGAGATAGCGATATAGAATTTGGTACAACTCTTATGTCGGTTGCATCTGTAATATTACTGTCTGCTTTACGAGATACAGCTATGAAATATATAGGCATTACAGCATCACCCGCAGTATTTATCTGTATAGTTAATCGTTTAGATGAATTAGTAGGTATTCCATTTGGAAATATGTCTTGCATATTTAAAATCCATCCAGGATAATCATTGTCTTCTGCTAATGGATTATTAAAATTTACGCCAGAAGTTACTTGAAAT